AACACAGAACCCCTACGTGATGACACAGAATGCGCCCTCAGTACAACCAACCCGTTCGCGGTGTTGGCTGCAGATGAGGATTCCTGTACATTACGTGATAGCCTTGGAGGGAAGGCTAAAACCCTTGTTCGTTGGTTCAAGAGCTTCGGCCTGAACCAGTCAGGGGATCTCCCGGGCGAGATTCGATGCGGTCAACTTCGGTCGGCCGTGCGCGACTGTTTCTCAGATGTCACTCCTATCTGGGAACTTAGTTTTAAAACAGTCGCGAAGGTGGAACAATCATGCTGCAATGCATGTCTTCCGTCTTTCGAGTTGAAGCTTGACGCCTGGCGTCGGGCGCGGTTCGAACCTCAGTCCGTGGACGTGGATCACCTGAGTCTTTTCAAGGAGAGACTTAGAGGAAACGTTCAGAAGGGTTGGGATCGCTATAGGCAACCGTTTATCCCAAACGGTCACGCAACGTTGTTCCATAAACGTCGCGAGGGTGGAAATTGGCATGAGGAGGAGTTCTCTGAGTTTTGTGAGCCGTGCTTGGTCTTTTCCTCGGGAAAACCGCGCATAGTCACAAAGTACTCTTCCAAGAACACGTCGGTTCTTGGTGAACTTCATTACTCCCTTTACACCTGCCTGAAACGGAGGGGATGGCTGCTTGTCGGAGACCCAACCGATAAGCACGTTCAACACTTGAATGGCTCTACACTGTTATCGTTCGACTACAGTGCAGCGACCGACAATATTAAGACCGCGTACGTAAAAGCGGCCATTGAAGTGTTGAAGGAGCAGGCGGACCGTTTGACTGATGATGAGGCTAGGTGTTTGGACACACTTGGTTCTCTAAAGTTACTCGGTGATGATCGCGAGGCGACTCGCGGGCAACCGATGGGAAGTGTGATGAGCTTTCCACTCCTTTGCCTTATCAACAAGACGGTGGTTGATTTGTCATTGTCCCGTTTGCTTGAGAGGAAGGAGATTTCGTTTAAAGAATGGTCTTCGCATCGTTGCTTAGTGAATGGGGATGATCTCCTCACTCGCGAAGTACGATCAGACACGAATCTCCGGGGTTTGATATCAGAGGAAGGGAGCAAGATAGGCCTGGTTGTCAATCAAGAGAAGACTATGTCTTCTACCAGCCTAGCTGAGATTAACTCGACGCTGTTCTCTGATGGTATCAAGCAACGTAAGTTCAACGCAGCTGCCATTTGGATGGACGCTGGTGTTCAGGATGTCCTTGGCTTTGCAGCTGAGGCTTGCCCTGACGTCCGGACTTTTCGTCGTGTGGTTCGCGCGAATGCCCGCATTCTCGCGAAACAAAGTGATAAGCACCTAGATATGGTTCCAGCCATGTTTAGGAGAGTTTGTCGCGTTGACCGGAAGATCCGTGGCGCTATCACCAGCTTGCCTGTGAGTGTTGCACCGACTGAAAAGGGCGTGATTAGTATGAGTCCTCTATTGGACTCGGAAAATTATGGTCTTAGTAGGGATGAGGAACACGAGGCAATGAGAGAAGAAGTGAGGCGCGTGAGAGAGAAGGGAATTAGGTTTTGTTCTCGCAAGAGGACTTCCTTCAGAACTTCGTTTGTATCTAATGCGGCAAGCTATTCCTCTGTTTTGAAGAAGAAGCGAGCAGACGGACAGGTGGTTCTCCCTACCTGTTACTTACGTGCGTCCCGTGAAAAGAAGTGGAGTGCGCTTACAGGCGGTCAGTTGGCTACTGATCCCGTCCCTTCTCGCGAACCCGTCCTAGATACGGAGTCGAAGGTTGACTACCTTATTGGTATGATGCGTTCTCGTAAGAGAGAAACAAGCAGTTCGATACCCAGGACAATTGAAGATGCGTTTTCGAACAATTCGGATATTGTGAGATTGGACTGTTA